TACGCAATCTAATGACCCTATGAAACGTAGGGCTGCTTTAGAAGTGCCTATGAAAGAGATGTGCATGGATGGAAAGCCAAGATTCACTGTTTTACCTAGAGCAGTTATGATTAGAAAAGGGTTGCAAGGTGGTTTTTGCTATAGAAGAGTGCAAGTATCAGGCGAAAGATACACCGACGAACCAGATAAGAATGAATATTCTCACCCAGTAGAAGCATTAGAGTATGCATTACAGGGCGAAGGTGAAGGAAGACAAGCATTAAGCAGACAAGGTTTTAGTAAACCAATAACCGCCAAGGTAAAGTTTAGTGTTTTCTGACATATATGTTGTATTTACTAATGACGATGGTAATTGGTGGTCTAAGTTTTTACATAAAGAAATTAAACATTGTTTTGTTATTAAGCCAGATCAATCACATTACATTGTTCACTCTAAAACTACAGCAAAATTCGACTTATTCACCAGTTGGAACAAAGATGATATACTCGACGAACCTTTTATTATGTGCGGTTATCAGCAAAAAGAAACAAATAACAATTTATTAATGTTAAATACTTGCGTTGGTCATGCCAAACAACTATTAGGCATTAATAATATGTTTATATTAACTCCATATCAATTGTATAAACATTTGTCGAATCAAAAGAGGCAAGAAAATGAAACGACCAAAAGCTCCAAAGCCAACTGCTGAAGACAGAGCAATGGTAATGCGCCAACAAGCTGCTCTTGATGATGAAATTGCTGAAGGTGAAAAGCGTCTTAAAGCTGTAACTAGAGGAACTTTAGGTACTAAGTCTTTGTTGGCTAAAGCATCTGCTCCTAAAGCAGCTAAAAAACGATCAGGGACAGGCGGCGGTGGTTATATGGGCGGTGGTATGTTTGGTATATCTGCTAATCAAATTGCATCTGCACAAGCGCAAGCTAACGCAAGATCAGGAACAGCATAATGGAATTGCCTAAAGAGTTAGGGTCGCTCAATGATTTAAAAAGGCGAGAAGCTAAAGCATTTGAGATAGCCATGTATTGGCATGACATACTTGACGATGTGTATGAGTTTTTTCTGCCTAATAGAAACTTGTTCGACAATAATCGTCAGGGTCAAAAAAAGATGGAAAGAATCTTTGACTCGACTGCTCTCGAGGCAATACAACAAGGCGCTAGTAAGCTTCAAGAAAATATTGCTCCTATATGGACAAGGTGGGCAACATTTGCTCCGTCGGATCAAGTCTTAAAAATGTTAGAAGAAGGAGACTATGGAGTATCTGAAGAAGAAATTAGAGCCAATCTGGAAAAACAAGCAATCACAATTTTTGATTACATCAATCGCAGTAATTTCGCTACTCAGTTTTTTGAACACGCTTTGGATTTACTGGTTGGCACAGGCACTTTACGAGTAGATGAAGAAGACAATGACAATATGCCTGTTATTTTTAATGCTATTCCACAGAAAGGTATAGCATTTGAAGAAGGGCCATTTGGCACAATCGAAACACATTGGCGCAAATTTACTGTTAAAGCGCGTAATTTAGAAAGGCATTGGAGTGGCTTTAAGCCATCTGAAGCTATTGAAGAAAGAATTAAAAATGCGCCAGATTCTGATGTAGAACTTAGTGAAGGTGTTGTATATATGCCTATAGCTAAGACATATTACGGTTGTGTATGGGTTAAAAACGAAGACCGTATAAGCTGGATGCAAGATTATGGCCCATCTAGTCCTTGGGTTACTGGAAGATACTCTAAAGTCTCAGGTGAGATTAGGGGTAGAGGGCCAGCATTACAGGCATTGCCTGATGTGCGATCTTTAAACAAAGCAAAAGAGTTTGTTTTGCAAAAAGCGGCTATTGATCTAGCGGGAATGTATACAGCTACGGATGATGGGGTTACAAATCCCTACAATATAAGCATAAGCCCAGGAATTGTTATTCCAGTTGGTTCTAATAACTCGTCTAATCCTAGTATTCAACGGTTAGATACAGGAAGTAATCTTTCATTAGCGCAATTTGAAATTATTGAGCTACAAAATGCTATTAAACGTGCGTTGTTCAACGATTTGCGTGATCCTACTGGCCCTGTGCGCTCTGCAACTGAAGTAGCATTAGAGTCAAGAGAATTAGCTAAAAGGATTGGTAGTGCATTTGGTAGATTACAGACTGAAGTATTAATTCCAATCATTAAAAGAGTTGCATATATTCTTACAAGGCGTGGATTAATTACTCCAATACAGTTAGATGGTCGTGACATTGATATTAAATTTCTTTCTCCATTAGCTAAAGCGCAAGATGGCGAAGATTTAATGAGCGTTCAACAAGCTGTTGCATTTGTTTTGCAAACTGCTGGGCCAGATCAAGCTAAAATTGCTTTTAAATTAGAAGAATTTGGTTCTTGGGCTGGTGTTAAAACAGGTATGCCAGCGGAATTAATGAGAAACGCTCAAGAAAAAGCCGCTGTTATACAAGCTGGTGCAGAAGCTGTAAAAGCTGGATTGCCTACTTCATCGCCGCCTGTGCAAATGCAATGAGTTGGGACGAAATAGATAAAGCGGCAGTTAATACTAAAGCCGCTAAAGAACATAATGCAGGGAAAAAAGCTAAATCTGCTGCATTAGCTAAAGCATATAACAGGTGTTTTGGTGATGATAATGGCAAAAAGGTAATTGAAGATTTGCATCAACGATTTATTTATAACAATGACACATCATTTGGTTCATCTAATCCAAATTATGAGGCTGCTTATCATAATGGTGAAGCTGGCGTAATTAAATTCATTATTAATCAAATAAACCAAGCCGAAATTTTATGACTGAAGAAATTAAAAAACGTGCTGTAAAAGTTACGCCAAAAATTCTCGTGCCTGATAGTGCCAAAAAGTTTTTAAAAGAATCTGGATTTGAAATGTCATGGTTAGAAGATTTGGCTAAAGAATATAAGTTTGATCAATTTGATTATGTTCAAAAGTTTTGTGCATTTAGATGCAACAAAAATGGCAAGCATATTGAATGGATTGATATTAATACACTGGCTTTGTTAAACGGTAAAAAAAAGTTACTTGAAATAAAGACAAAACATCAACCGTTAGGAAAAAGACGAAAAATTATTAATTTACCTTGGGAGTAAACAATGGAAGAAGAACAGACCGCGACTGAGCAAACTAGCGATACTCTGTTAGACCAAGCAGAACCAACTTTAGGTGAAGGAGAATTTTTTCTTTCTGATGGTATTAAAGGTAATGGAGATATGCCAGATTGGTATAACTCTAATAAATACAAAAGCATATCCGAACAAGCTAAAGCATATTCTGATTTAGAAAAGAAGTTTGGCGGCTTTACTGGTGCGCCTAAAGACGGCTATGAATCTCCAGAAGGTATTGAATCAGACGATGCTTTATTGTCAGAGTTAAATGAATTTGCCGCAAAAACTAACATGAGTCAAGACGCATATAATGATGCGTGGCAATTATTGTCTGCACAAGATCAAGCCGTAAATGCAGTAAATCAAGAAGACGAATTAGCCAAGTTAGGTGATAACGCTCACACTAGAATAAAGACTGTTGAAGGGTTTATGAAAAACAATCTTAGCCCAGAAGTATATGAAGAAGCGCGAGAGCTAGTAACAGACGCTAATTCTATTAAATTAGTAGAAATGTTAGTTAAAGCTACTTCACCTGTTAAACTTCCTATTGATGGCGGCGAAAGCCCAACAGGAATTACATGGCCTGACATTGAACTTGAAATGTTTAAAAAGCATGAAAATGGGCAATTGTTAAGAAGCGTTAGCCCTGACCATGAAAATAAAATAAAACGAATGCAACATGAATGGGGAGGCGATAAACCTAACGCAATAACAGTTGGTTGATGTAAGTATATGTTTTAAGTTATAATCGCCCAATCTGGATACCATCTTAGTATGCCCAGTAATTTAGGTTGACTGCTGACCAGATTACTGGGCACTCAGCATATACCTTAAAAAATTGTTTTTAAATTACTCTTTTTTGAGGAAATACACATGAGTAAAACTTTATCCGCTGTTGCGGTTACGGAATTTGACAGCATGGTCAAACACGCCTATCAAGGTAGTGGTCTGCTGAAAAGCACTGTAACACAGCGCAACAATGTAGTAGGCGACACTTATAAGTTTCGTCGTATGGGGAAGGGACTAGCTAATCAAAAGTCTACTTCTGATCTTGTTACTCCTATGGATGTAGCGCACGAATTTCGAACTGCAACTTTGCAAAATTGGAATGCTCCTGAGTATACCGATATGTTCGATGCTCAAGATGTTAACTTCGACGAAAAACAAGAATTAGCAGGAACTATTGCTGATGCTCTTGGCCGTCGTTGCGACCAACTTGTAATTGATGCTATGGATGCTTCTACGCCTTTAACTACCGCTATAGGTACTGGTGTTGGTGGTGCTAACACTAACCTAAATATGGCTAAGATTATTAAAGCGCAAGTTGAATTGCGTGATCAAGGTGTGCCAAACAGTGATTTGTTTGCTGCCGTTAATGCTCTTGGTTTGTCAGGTTTGTTAAATGACACTACGGCTACATCTGTAGATTTTCAAGCAGTAAAAGCACTTGTTTCTGGTGAAATTGACACTTTAGTCGGGTTTAAGTTTGTTATTCTTGAAACTCGTGTTGAAGGTGGATTAAGTACTGCCGGACAAGTTGTTGACTCTTGGTTCTACCAACGCCCTGCTGTTGGCCTTGCAATTGGCATTGATATGAAAACCAGTGTTGATTACGTGCCAGAACGAACTTCATTTTTGTGTAACGGAATGCTGAAAGCTGGCTCTGTTGTACGAGATGAAGGTGGTTTGGTTAAAGTTCAATACACTCAGAACGCATAGGAGGCTATCATGGCTTTTGCAAGAGTTGGTTTATGCCGCATAGGTGGCTCTGGAAATGGTGGCAGCACTTGGCAGTATACTTCTACTGACAACAAAGCTGCGCTTGATAATGCCGATTATTTTTTAAAGGCTATCAGCGAGTTAAGTATTGGTGATCTTATTATCTGTAAAGACACTACTAATGCTGCTGCACCAGTTGTACATTTGACGTACATCAAGACACAAACCGCTACAAGTATTACAGCGGCTGGCGGTATAGTAGTAACCGCATAATAATCGGGGGCGCAAGCCCCCTTTTTACTAGGAGAATAAAATGCCAAAAGGTAAAGGTACATACGGAAGTACTAAGGGCCGTCCACCCAAGGTTAAAAAGCCTAAATAAAACGGAGTAATGTATGCGTAAAGGTTTGTATGCGAACATTCATGCCAAACGTAAAGCTGGTAAAAAGATGCGTAAGAAAGGCGCTGCTGGCGCTCCTTCTGATGCTGATTTTAAAAACGCAGCTAAAACATCTAAAAGTATGTTGAGCAAATAAAATCATGGCAGAAAAAATCAAGTTAATATCCAATGCTTTAATATTAATTGGTGATCTGCCAGTTACATCTCTAAGCGGCAACACCCGCGCAGAAACAGTAGCTAACAATCTATATGACAATATTGTTGAAGCAGAGCTATCTAAATTTAGATGGGGGTTTGCTAGGCGTAAAGCTCAGTTAGGTTTAACTACTGAAATTCCTGTAGGCAATGAGTTTCAAAATATTTATCAATTGCCTACTGATATGTTAGCTTTAATTAAAGTTGACCCTGCTATCAATTATCAAATTCTTGGTGATAAGTTATACGCTAATACGTCTGGCTCTGTGTACTGTGATTACACGGCTAACGTAGAAGAAGGCGAATGGCCGTCTTACTTTGCAAAAATGATTGAATATGCATTGGCTATGGATTTTGCACCATCTATTCGTGATAGTGCAGCATCTGCTGATGTTAATGCAGCTAAGTATCTTAATGCATCTCGTATGGCTCGTTATACAGATTCGCAACAACACCCTACTACACCTCTTAGGAGCCAGCCATTTATTAGCGTGAGGCAATAATGGCTAACTCTACATTTATGCAGACTAACTTTGTTAGTGGTGAATTATCGCCGCTATTAAAAGGTCGTACAGATTTAGAGCAGTATTATGCTGGTTGTGAAACTGCTGAAAATGTACTAATTGTTCCGCAAGGTGGTTTAAAAAGACGCGCTGGTACAGAGTTTATTGATGAGCCAACAAAACAATTACAAAGAGTAGCAACTACTTATATTACGGAAACTATGCCTAATGGTGGAACTGCTGCAAATTTAAATGATGGTGATAGGGCAACATTTGGAACTACAACAACATCTATAGGAACTACCGCAAATTATATAGTTGCTCATTATGATGTATTAGCAAGTTATGCTGCAAGATTAGATTTTATAAATATTTATGATATTCGATTTACAATTAATAATTCTAATTTTGATACGTTTACTGTTCAAGTATCTGCTAACAATGCTACATGGACACCTATTGGAAGTATGTCTGTTACCGGCGAATTAACTTCTTATCAATTTAAAGTTCCTGATAATTTTGTTGCTTCTTACGTTAGAATAATTCGTTTAGGTACAAAAAATTTAACAACACAAAAAATTCAATTAAGTGAATTAAATGTTTTACTTGAAGATATTGGTGGGCCAACGTCTTTTGGCAATCCAATTCCGTCTGAAGTAAAAACATTTGAATTTAGTATAGCTACAGACAGGCATTATCTTTGTGTTGCTACAGGTGGTGTTGGAAATGTAGGTGTTAATTCTATTGGCAGTATGGCTTTTTATCGCATACCTCATGTTGGTTCAACAGCAACTACTTTTGTTGGCAATGTTCCTTTGCCTTTTTCATCAATTTCAATACCTAATTTGCGTGCAGCACAAACTGAAAACGTAATGCTTTTATTTCATCCAGAATATCCATCTAAAAGAATAATTAATACATTTATTAATAGTGTTGATTCTTTTTTTATTGATAATATTCCTTATTCTAATATTCCTCAATTTGATTACAATGATATTGAAAGTCCAATACCTGCTAATGATGTGCAAAGAGTTACATTTTCAAGTGGATTTAAATCTGGCGATACATATCAAATCGATGTAGAAGGAGTATTAAGCAAAAATATTACATATGTTGGAGCTGGAAATTCTAATCAACAAAATTCTACTATTTTTAATTTACAAAAAAACTTGCAAGAAATGCCTGTATTTGGCGAAACAGGTGTAGAAGTTATTTTTGTTTCAGGAAATACTTATAACATAACTATTTCTGGAGAATCGACTAAAGATTTTGAATTATTTTCTGGCTTTCCTACGGCTGGAACTGCCTCTAACCAAGTATCATTTGTAAAAACAGCAAATGGTTCACCAAGAAAAGAAGATGTTTGGAGTGACGCAAGAGGCTACCCTAAGATGGGCGCTTTCCATGACGGACGATTATGGTTAGGCGGCACAAAGTCTAAACAGCAAAGTTTATTTGCGTCTAAATCTGGAGCATTTTTTGATTTTTTCTTTGAAGAAGGTGACGATGATGAGGGAATGTTTCTTACAATAACATCTAGGACATTAACAACTATTTTAGATATTAATTCAGATCGTGGTTTGCAAGTATTTACTGCCGGTTCTGAGTTTTTAGTTAAAGGCGGCACTCCTACAACAATTGAAATTGTTTCTCAAACACAACACGGATCATCTAATCTAGATGCTCAATCAATTGATGGCGCTACATTATTTGTAGATCAAAACGGTAAATCAATTAGACAGTTTGTATTTAGTTTCAATGAAGACGCTTACACATCTAATGACATTTCTGTTTTGTCTTCTCATCTTATTAAACAGCCAATAGATTTAGCTGTATTAACAGGGACTACTTCAGAAGATGCTAATTGGGTATTTATTATTAATACTGACGGCACTGCATCTATTTTAAACACTGTTCGCTCACAAGACATAAATGGTTTTACGCAATTTATTAGTGCTGATTCTGG